TCAATGAACGGAAAGATTAGACACAAGAGTAGCAAAAAATCTGATTCATCAGCTAAGAATAGACTAGAGAGAGCTTCTTATTGTCATGAATACGTAGGGAACCCTGTAAGCGGCTACTTAGATTTACTTAAGCCTATAAAAGAAATGAGAAATAATAATAAACTTAAATTAAAATTATGAAACTATTAAACAACAAAGAGTACGATCACAAAGAGTTAATCGATAACATGTACGACGATAACTTCTATTACAATCACCTAGGTTTAGATAAGGCATTAAGCTACTCATCCCTTAAATGGCTTCTAAAGAGTCCAAAATGGTTCGCACACATGAAAAAGAAAGGCATGTCAGAGTCACAAGCGTTAAGAGATGGCAAGATAGTACACACAGAGATACTAGAGCCTCAGAAATACGATCAGTTTACTTTCGTAGACGTATCATCTAAGAACACTAAGAAATGGAAGCTAGCTGTAGAGACACATGGTAAAGACTTTACATATACCCTTAAAGAGAAGTACATGAACTCTAGGATAAGCTCAGCATTCTTACAAAACGATAGATGTGTGTCATTCCTTAAAGGTGCTGAAGTAGAGGTCCCTGCAATAGAGACTGTTCAAGGGCTAGCTGTAAGAGGCAAGGCAGATATATATAAGGCAGGAGAATATATAGCAGACGTTAAGACGACTATGGATGGCGTTAAGGACATTACTCTTAAAAATGGCGAGATAACTAATCAGTTTAAGTTTACTATTCAAAAGTACGACTATGACTTACAAGCTTACTTATACACTCAGTTATTTAATGTACCTGATTTTTATTGGTTAGTCGTTGACAAGACTACTACTGACATAGGAGTATTTAAAGCCTCAGAGGCTACACTAGAGTCAGGTAGACTTAAACTAGACGCAGCTATAGCTCTTTACAATGCATTCTTTGTAGATGAGTTAATAGACTTATCGCAATACCATAAAGAACACACTATATAAACCTTAAAAGACAATAACATGAGACCACAGGATACAGACGAGTACAAAATGACATACAGCTCAACACTACTAAGTCTAGCTCAGGGTATGGATATAGAGATACTAGAGTATATTAGAGATGAGTATGAGAACGAAGAGATGTACGAAGCATGTCTAGCTATGACTACAGCTATAGAGCAGTATAACTCATTTGATGGCTTCGCTAAAATAAAAATACCTAAAAATTTGGATAGTAACTAAATAATACGTATATTCGCAATATGAGAGACTATAAACAACTACAATACTTAGCAGACTTCACTGCCACCTCTGAGATAGTACTCAAGTGGCTTGAGGCTAAGCCTGATAACAAAGAGCTACAGCTTATATCTAGAGCTATATTCAATATGAGCGTATATGTAAGCAGCTTAGAGCTCGAAAGACGTGGATTCGATACGATATACCAAGAGAGTAGAGATAAGCTCTTAGAAGCCCTTAAAACGATTAAAGAGTTAGAGTCTGAATTACCTACAGAGGCAGACAAGAAGTTTACAGCATTAACAACAAGCGATAATAACGCTATAAATTCAATATTATGAGAAAATTTAAGATAGAAGAGTCAGAAGAGAAGGATTATTACATCCTAACAGTATCAGGAGTTAACCTAGGACGTTTTGAGAGATCAGAGCTTAGATACTTAATAGAGACACTAGATAACGCTATAAATATAGGACTATAATGGCAATAAGATTTGAAACACAGCAGGACGTAGATAGAGAGGTTAAGGCTATAGAGGCTTTATGCTCTAAATACGGCTTTACATACGAGAAGCTCGGTAAATGGGACATAGACTTTAGAATATTCAGAAATAGAAAGTTCATAGGCTATGTAGAGGTAAAAGGACGTAATAAAGATATAGTAAACGCTTACAGCTTACCACTTGCACAAAGAAAGTATAAAAAGATGATGATAGAAGAGGGTCACAAGGTAATAGTGTGGGCTTGTTATGATGGTATCATATACGGAGACCTATCTAAGCTACTATACGTAGAGAGACAAGGAGGACGTAAACCTAGAGAAGGATCAGCTAATGATGTAGAGATGATGCATTACTATGTGGACCAAGTTAACTTAAACACTATTAAATATGACACTACCAATAAACTTACATACTAGGAAAGGACTTATGTCGTTATGGTCAGGCGTACATCTATACCCTAGACAGATACAAATGCAATTAAAGAGAGAGATAGATAGACGTAATAGACTAAGACACCTAAACAAACCCTTCAGCTTGTAGTGTCACTAAAAGAGTATAGCTGTTTTTAAATAAAGGGCTATAAATCAACACTAAGCAAGATGAGGAACTTCATATTAACAGTACTAGTATTAGCAGTAACATGCTTAACAGTGGACCTAGGAATAGCTAACAGTAAAATCGTTATACCTAGTGAGACTAGAGAGGTTATAATAGATGAGCCCTTACAGAGCTATGTCTTTGAGTTTCATGGCTTACTATATGACGCAGGTATAGAGCTTAACTATGGTAGCTTAGTAATGGTAAGACTATCTTCAGACATGAGACCTCGTGTATTAGGTATGGCATGGGGAATGAATCACAATACTACAATAATCAATATAAACAGCAATATATTCTTTAGGCTATCACATCAAGAGAGAAGGTTAGTTATCTTTCATGAGATGGCTCACGATGTATTCAATCTACAGCATGGGTCTATAGGTCTTATGGATACGCCTATGCCTAAGCACGTTACTAAAGAGATGGTAGATGGATACTTATTAGAGTTAATTAAACATATTAAAAATGGCAGGTAAAAAGAAACAAGAGGATAAAGACTACAGTTCAAATTGGGGTGGGTCTAGAGATAACTCAGGACGTCCTAAGAGAGAGTATATAGAGAACGTTAAAGAGATAATGTCAGAACACATAGATCAGGACATGGTAATGGAGAAGCTAGGTGAGCTTATTCAGAACGGTGACTATAGAGCTATAGAGATGTTTATGAAGTACGTACATGGTACTCCTAAGCAGATCATGGACATAACTACTAAAGGTGATGTTGATATTAACTTCACATTATCTAATCTAATTAAGTTTAAAGAAGACGAATAGTGATAGAATTAAACTCCAAATATAAGCCCTTGATGTTAGACTCATCTAGATACTTCGTACTCACAGGAGGGCGTGGATCAGGTAAGTCTTATAGCGTTAATGTAATGGCGTTGCTTCTTACTTTTGAGCCTAATCAGAATATACTATTCACTAGGTTTACTATGACCTCAGCCTATACGTCTATTATACCTGAGTTTAGAGATAAGATAGATTCTTTAGGGCTTACTGAATACTTTGATATCAATAGAACTGAGATAACTAATAAGGTCACAGGTAACATGATATACTTCAAAGGTCTTAAGACAGGCTCAGGCAATCAGACAGCAGCTTTAAAGTCCTTATCTAATATAACTACATGGATATGTGATGAGGCTGAAGAGATACCATCTAATGATCTATTCACTAAGATAGACTACTCTATACGTTCTAAAGAGACACAGAACAGAGTTATAATGGTATTAAACCCCGCTACTAAAGAGCATTGGATATATCAGAGATTCTTTCAGGATGCAGGCGTTAATGGTGGTACTAATGAGACTAAAGGTAATACTACTTATGTACACACTACATATGAGGATAACATAGACAATCTAGGACAGTCATTCTTAGACTCAATGGACATTATGAAACTTAGAAGACCTAGTGAATATGAGCATACTATCATGGGTGGATGGAGAGAGAAGGCTGAAGGAGTTATCTTTACTGATTGGTCCATAGGTCAATATATATCACAAGGTATAGATGTATTCGGTAGTGACTTCGGATTCTCTACAGATCCTACGACGTTATTATCTACAAGCATAGACAAAGCTAATAAGCGTATATACGTTAAAGAGTATCTTAATAAACCTAGCCTTAATACATCACAGCTAGGAGAGTTATTTAAGCAGTATGCAGGACGCAACACTATTGTAGGTGACTCAGCTGAACCTAGACTAATATCAGAGCTTAAGAGATACTGTAATATAGTAGGAGCTATTAAGGGACAAGGATCAGTCAACTATGGTATAGCATTACTTCAAGACTACCACTTAGTAATAGACCCTCAGTCTACTAATATACTTAAAGAGCTTAATAACTACCAATGGAGCGATAGCAAGGCAGAGACTCCTCTACAGAATGGCTTTGATCATCAGCTTGATAGTCTTAGGTACGCTGTATCTTATCAATTATCTAGCCCTAATCGTGGCAAATACTACATAGGATAAAATTATTTTCATTTATTTTACAGGTTAAAATGCATTTCTTTTAAAGAAAGTTGCAAAAAAACTTGTGAGAACTATTTATGTGTTGTATCTTCGCAGAGTCAATAAGACATAACAAAACAAAAACAAAATTATGAAAGAATTTAAATATAACACAACGACAGAAACTAAAAGAGTAGTAATGGGTAAGACTAGTAACGGTTACTTTGTAGATGTCTATCCTCAATTTGGAATGCATACTTCAAACAGATACACAACAGAAAAGGAAGCTTTAAAGAGATTTAATACTATAAAAAACAGAGTAACAAACA